GCAAGAGAAAGAACATCTGCCCTTATTATCAGGGAAAGGAGCTGATTTGTCAATGTTGAATTTGAACCCATGCCCGGACAGGCAGCAGGACAACCCCGTCTCCGAGTGTGAGAAGTGCCGCCAGGAGGTCTACCACGGCGAGGCACGGTTTCAGTGGGAGGGGCGGTGGCTCTGCCCAGACTGCTTCCGAGCCGCGGTCAACAAGGCCCTGCGCGACTGCCCGGAGCAGGTGGCGCTGGAGATGGGGCTGGAAGTGGAGCGGTATGTATGAGCCGCGAGACCTGCGTGCGTTACTACACCACCGGCACGGCCACAGTGGCCGTCCACTTCCCCAATGGGCTAACGGTTTGCCAGTGGTGCTCCTATATCCAATACCGGGATGGCCTCAAGCGCCACCAATGCGCCCTCACCGGCGAGTTCCTGCCCTATCCATTTGATAGCCGAGGCACCGAATGCCCCGTAATATTTGACAAGGAAGAAGGTACATAAATGGGAATCCCAGTTTTGATTTTGGGCGAATCTGGCTCCGGCAAGTCCACCGCCCTGCGCAATTTTGACCCTACGGAGATCGGCATCTTTAACGTCGCTTCCAAGCCTCTGCCCTTCCGCAAGACGCTTCCCACCATCAACGGCGCGAACTACCCCACCATCATTAAGTCTCTTTCCGCGCCGAGTTTGAAAACCTATGCCATCGACGACAGCCAGTATCTCTTAGCTTTCGAGTTCTTCGACCGGGCCAAGGAGGCGGGCTACAACAAGTTCACCGACATTGCACTGAACTTCCGAAACTTGATTCAGTTCGTCATCACAAAGATGCCGAGAGATTGCATCGTCTACTTCCTCCATCACACTGAGTCCAACCCGGACGGCACGCTGAAAGCCAAGACCATCGGGAAGATGCTGGACGAGAAGCTGACGGTAGAGGGGCTGTTCTCCATCGTCCTCCTCTGCCGTTCCGAGAAGGACAAGCACTACTTCATCACCCAGTCTGAGGGGTTCAGCACCGCAAAATCGCCCATGGACATGTTCCCGGAGGAGATCGACAACGATTTGAAGCTGGTGGACACCACCATCCGTGAATACTGGGGCCTGACCCCCAAGAAGGAGGAAACCGAGCATGAATAAAATCAACTGGGACGAGGTTCAGGAGGCTTCCGAGTTTGACAATCCCAAGCCCGGTGCCTATATTGCCACAATCTGTCGTGTAGAAGACGTGGAGGAAAAGGAGTACCTCTTGATTGAGTGGGACTTTGCTGAGGGGACTTACAAAGGGAATAACAGCGACACCTTTACCCGCGCTGGATTCTGGCCTATCCAGCTCCGCCGCAGCTACAAGCCCTCTGCTCTGGGCTTTTTCAAGTCCTTCAAGACCGCCCTGGAAGACTCCAACCCCGGCTACCGCTTCGACGAGTTCAATCTGCGGGATATGGTAGGCCGTCGTTTCGGCGTAGTGCTAGGCGAGGAGGAGTACGCCAAGAACACCGGGGACGTAAAGACGCGGCTGTATGTGTATCAGACCCGCTCTATCCAGGCGATCCAAAAGGGAGATTTCAAGGTGCCGGAACTCAAACGCCTGGCAGAGAACCGAAAGCCCTCTCCCGCCTTTGGGGGCGCTTCTAGCGATTGGTCTCAGCCTTCTTCGTCTGGTCAATTTGGCGAGTCATTCGGTGATGGCGGGAAACTGCCATTTTAAGGTGTACCTATGAACAGGGAACAGTTTACATTCTACGCTTCTTTCTTCCGGGCTGTTTCCCGCATCCGTAATAAGGCGGCCCGGTGTGACGCATACGACGCAATATGCGCCTATGCGCTCACCGGGATACTCCCGGACCTTGATAAACTGCCTGATTCCGCCGCGATTGCGTTTGAGCTGAGTAAGCCAAACCTAGACGCAAGCAGGCGGAAATCAGAGGCAGGCAAGTCCGGGGGAAGGCCAAAGCAAACGGAAAGCAAGCCGAAAGCAAATGAGAAGAAAAGCGAAAGCAGAACGGAAGCAAGGGCAGAGCGAAAGCAAGAACAAGTACAAGAAAAAGAACAAGTACAAGAAAAAGAACAAATGTTAATTACCCCCCATACCCCCCTTCCGGGGGCCTCGCCTGCCCTACAGGGTGCCTTTGCCGCCTGGATTCGGTACAAGCATGAGAAGCGACAGGACTACAAGCCCACGGGCCTCCAGTCTCTGGTGACTCAGGTGCAGAAGGCGGCGGAGACCTACGGGGAACAGGCTGTGATAGACCTGATCGGGGAGTGCATGGCCAACAACTGGCAGGGCATCATCTTCGACCGGCTCAAATCCGGGCAGGCCCCGCGGAGGGGCGGAAATGTGTTTCTGGATATTGCCCGAGAGGAGGGCATCGTGTGAAACGCGAAGACGTGATTAAGCTCATGTCTGTGCTCCATGGTGCCTACCCGCAGTTTTACCGGGACGTGGGGCGGCAGGAGGCATTGGACACTATTTCCTTGTGGACAGACATGTTTGCCGAGGATGACGCCGCAATCGTGGCCGCCGCCGTCAAGGCGCTGATCGCCACCGACAGCAAGGGCTATCCGCCCCACATCGGCGCGGTAAAGGCCAAGATAAGGCAGCTTACGGAGCGGCCAAAGATGGCCCCGCAGGAGGCTTGGGGGTTGGTATGGCGGGCCGTACAGCGGTCGGCCTACAACAGCCGGGAGGAGTTCAAGCGGCTGCCGCCCATGCTCCGCCGATTGGTGGGGACACCGGAGCAGCTCAAAGCCTGGGCACGGATGGATGCCAATACAGTGCAGAGCGTCATCGGCTCCAACTTCCAGCGCTCCTATCAGGAGCGGGCCAAGCAGGAGGCCGAGTTCCAGGCGCTGCCCGGCGACATAAAACAGATGATTGGAGGGCTGGCTGAACGGCTGGCAATCAGCAATGGCGAATAAATACGGCAACAAGAAAGCCGTGCGAAACGGCATCACCTTCGGCAGCCAAAAAGAGGCCGCACGGTATGACCAGCTCATGCTCCGGCTGTGCGCCGGAGAGATTCGGGATCTGAAACTCCAGCCGGAGTTCACGCTTCAGGAGGCGTTCACGACACCGCTGGGCGAGCGTGTTCGGGCCATCAAGTACCGGGCCGACTTTTCATATGAGCGGCCTACAGAGCCGGATTGCACGGGCGCCGTCCACTGGCTGCCTGTGGTGGAAGATGTGAAGGGCTTCCGAACCAAGGAATATGAGCTGAAGAAAAAGCTCATGGCCGGGCGCGGTATCCATGTGGTGGAGGTGTAGGGCATGGACAAGCACTGTGCTAACTGCATCTACAGGTGCTATATCACCGCCGGGCTGTACTGCTGCGACTACATAGGCTATACCGGGCATGCCCGCTCTTTGATCTGCCCGTCGGGCGCACGCTGCACAGAGAAAAAGACAGTTCAACGCACCCCGCCGAATCCAAACGGGAGGCCAAAGGCCGTATTTGACGAAGCGGTCTGTATGCAACTGTACCGGAAGGGCATGAGCGATATCAAGATTGGGAAGCACTTTGGCTTATCAAAAAATCCAATCGCCGCATGGAGGGTTCGGAATAACCTACCATCAAACAGTAAGTCTCCGCAAGCCAGAATGGCATTTCTCAATGGCCGATGATAAAGGAGGACCCGAACAATGGACGATAAGACGCGCGCCCTGCTGGGTGATCACGAGGCGGCTAAGCTATGAGGGTGTTGGTGGCCTGTGAGGAGTCGCAGGAAGTCTGCAAAGCGTTCCGGGCGCTGGGGCATGAGGCGTACAGCTGCGACATTGAGCCGTGCAGCGGTGGTTTCCCTCAATGGCACATCCAAGCAGACGCGCTGGAGTTGCTGAAAATGCAGTGGGATTTGATTATCGCCCACCCGCCGTGTACTTACATGACAAAAGCTGGGGCTGTCCGAATGAGAGTAAACGGCGAAATCGTACCGGAACGGTTTGAAAAAGCTATGGAAGCAAAAGCGTTTTTTATGAAATTCTATGAGGCGGAGTGCCCCCGAATAGCGATTGAAAATCCTACGCCGATGAAAATAGTTGGCCTTCCACCGTATCAGCAGGCAATCCAGCCGTACCAATTCGGGCATCCATACAGCAAAAGAACTTGTCTGTGGTTGAAGGGACTACCGCCGCTTATGCCAACCGAGATTATTTTGGAGCATAAGCCTTATGTCAATGGTGGATGTAAGGACGCTCACGGGAATTACAGGCGATTCCAGGGGCGCAAAGAGCGTGATCCTAAAACCCGCTCCAAAACATTCGGAGGAATTGCCAAGGCTATGGCCCAACAGTGGGGAGGTATCTGTGGTGGATGATATCAAATTAGCCCTGCTTGGTGATAATGGTTCTTCCTGTTCGTATCAAGGAAGGTTGAGCGGAGGAGATGGAGATGCTGGAGGGGATGGAATGAAAGAGCATTGGAAACCGGTGAAAGGATTTGAAGGAAAATATATCGTTTGTAACTGGAGGCGCTGAACAATGACAAAAAATGAATTTATAGCCCTAATTGGGCAAGACGTAGTTGTAGACTATCCATTTGGTCGAGAACTCCAGCGGTGGAGCATGAAAAACTTTTATATCGATGGAAATGGCGAAGTCAAACATAATCGTCTCACGCTTATTATGGATGCTTTTATTG